CCAAGTCAAACACTTGCTTTTCGTGTTGCCAATTGGAGTGAGGGAGCAGTTACTCAGGTTAAATTTTCCGTTTATGCAAAAAATGGAGATGCCACTGCTATGGTTAGACATACAGATGGAACAACATATAACTTTACAATTCAAGACAATGTTAATTCAAATTATCCAGGATTTGTTCATCAAGANGTTTTAGATGCGCTTCCTGGTAAACAAATTCATGAGATATATTTTTGGGCAGACAACAATGACTGGTACATTATTGATAATGTAATTATAAAAACTATTATAGGTAGTGGTCCAAGCCAAGAGTCAAGTGATGCAGTTGCCTCAGCGCAGGCTGTATACAATAATAAACTAAGTATTTATAATCAAGAGGTTTCAACATTAAATGGTTACAATCAAACCTTAACTAATAAAACAACTGAGGCTGAGAATGCAAGTTTAAATGTTGTAACGGCATTACAAAATAAAAACAATGCTATTAGCGCATACAATCAAGCAATCAGTAATGTTAATAGTGCCATTGATAACGCATGGCGTTACTATGACGAGCAACTACAAAGAGAAATTCAATCTGCTATTGCACAAGCAGCAGCCAACGCTGCAGCCAATCAGCCTACCCCAGAACCAAGTCCTGAACCAACTGCTGAAGAGCCACCTACTCCTGAGCCAAGTCCAGAACCAACACCAGAAGAGCCTCCTACACCAGAGCCAAGCCCTGAACCTACGGCAGAAGAGCCTCCTACACCAGAGCCTTCTCCAGAGCCTACAGTGGACCCTACAGAGGAGCCTACACCTGAGCCTACCCCTGAGCCTACCCCAGANGAACCACCAACTCCAGAACCTACTCCAGAGACAACTGAGGAGCCTGCCCCAGAACCATCTCCAGAGCCTGGACCAGAACCAAAGCCAGAAGAGAATCCTTGGAATGAACCAGATGTAGAAATTACTGATGAAGTGTTAGCAGCACTGGTTCCTGAAAAGGGAACTGGAACAGAAGAGGATCTATCTAATGTTATTGCTAACCTTACAAGCAGTGATAATAAGTTAGTTACTCTTTCCCCTGAACAAGTAACAGCAGTTAGCCAAACACTTAGAGCATTGACTCAAGAAGCTAAGGTTGAAGTTGCACAAGACCTTGGCATTAAGCCTTCGGAAGTTGCACAGATTGCTGAGCAGATGAAGTCTAACCCAGCACTGGCAGAAGCATTCGTTGAGTTCTCAGATAGAGAGGCGGAGGCAGGAGAAACTCCAATGCCATTTACATTAGCAGATGCAGTAACAGAAGTACAAACAGAAGCATTCTTAGCAGACCCACTCGGAGCAGTATTTGCGGTGGACCCAGTAGAACTACTATCTAATTTCTCTGAATTAGGTATGGATATGACAGATGATCAGAGAGAAAAAGCGCAAGAAGTAATTGTCCCAGTGATCATAGTATCACAAATTGCAGGGGCAATGATAAGGAGGAACAGATGAAGATAATCAAAAAGGCCTTTAACCTATTGGGCAAAGCAGTAAAGGGATTAACTAAATGGTTTAAAGATGCAGGTATGGAATTAATTGCACAAGCATTTACCCTCCTTGGCTTCTTTATTGCATGGCTAACTTTGACGGGATCAGCAAGAGACATTGTTGGCATTGCTGTTATGGCAACAACAATAATTTGGCTAATTACAATCCCTCTAAGAAAGGATAAATAATGGCAAAAGCAAATATAGAACAACCAACCCAGGTAGGCTCAGGAGCAATTGCAAACATCAATAATATAATAATGCGTATTGTTGCTGTCTTTGCAGCTTCTGGATTATCTGTAATTGGAGCAGGAGCAATTGTAGGAATTGAAACCTACAAGGCAGTTATATTAGCTGGAACTTTAGGGGTAGCAACAGTAGTAGAGAAGCTTGCCCGTGGATTTCTAGATGATGGAAAACTGACAATATCAGAAATTAATTCAGCTTTTTCGGCAGTAGATAAAAAAGCTAATAAGCTATAATTCTAGTAAACAGTCATAGAAATGGTATAATATTCCTATGACACAAGGTCTTTAATCGATTAGGAGAATAGTATGACAGCAGCACAAGGCTCAGCAGCAAGACTGGTAGAAGTTGCATTGGCAGAAGTTGGAACCATTGAGGGTCCAAAAGACAATGAAACAAAGTACGGTAAGTTTGCAAAGGCAAATTTTCAACCATGGTGCGGAAGTTTCTGCATGTGGGTGGCAAATAAAGCAGGCGTAAAAATTCCTAATACAGTTTACACTCCAGCAGGAGCACAGGCATTTATTAAAGCAGGTGCATGGCAGATGGCAGAAGCAGCAACACCAGAAGTTGGAGATATTGCTTATTTTGATTTCCCATCAGACGGTGTCGATAGAATTTCTCATGTAGGAATTGTTGTTGCTGTTAATACAGATGGCACAGTAGATGTTGTAGAAGGAAATACATCTTCAGATAAGAAAGGCGATCAAAGAAATGGCGGAGAATGTTGCCTCAAGAATCGTGCTTACAAGAAGAAGAATGGGTCAAAGCTTCGCAGAAGCCAGGTTGTTGGAATTGTAGGATTTGGAAGACCAAAATTTGCAGCTGTGTCAAAAACCGCAGACGAAGCTAGACTTGGGAAGCCAGTTGCTAAAAAAGCAGCACAAAAATCTGGTGGCGGAAAAACTTCAGCTGTTAAATAAATGAATAAGTATTTAATTAAGCTAGAAATTTCAGCAGAGGTAGAAGCTTTTGATGAAAATGATGCAAAAGAATACATCTCGGATGTATTTGGCACAGACGATGAAGTCAAGTCTGTAAAAATTGCATCAATAAAAATAAAAGGGGACAAAAAATGAAATCACTATATGACCTAGAGCTAAATGCAGCAGACGGTACACCAGATTTTTTAAAGAAGCATAAAGGCAAGGTTACAATGTTTGTCAACACTACAGTTGGTTGCGGAAATGCAAACCAGATGGAGGTTTTAGAGTGGCTTCAGCGAAAGTATAAGGACAGAGGCTTTGAAATTGTAGCTCTTCCAACTAATGATTACTGTGGTCCAGGAGTTACAAAAGGTGCTTGGTCTCAGGGCTTAGTTGAGGGAATGGATTCTCAAAACTATGGCTGCGATGTTTATGGAACAACATTTGGATTTTCTGAAAAGGTAAACTCAATTCCAAATAAAGAAGCAGTTGGAGATCTTAATGGAATAGATGAGCCATTCGGGGAGCCAAGCGAAGTTTTTATTGTAATTTCTGATCACGCAAATCATTTATGGGGTAAGGCTCTTGAGCTAGGTATACAGTTCCCCTTTAACCAGTACTACTCATGGTGGCTATGTCAAGGATTTTATTCAGGAGCAATACAGTCTGCAAATTTTGAGAAGTACCTTGTAGATAAAGATGGTTTTGTAGTTAAACACTATTCTCCTTCAGTTCTCAACCTAGATGTTGAAAAAACACTAAAAGAAAACCTGATGAGTGATTTGGGTCTAGACTACGGAGACTTTGGATCAGATCTATCTAGAATAGAACATAGCCCTAATATTTCAATAGAAGAGGGTGGCAGAGCGGAACTTGCCGCAGACCATGTATTAATGGTTTCACACAGACAACAAATTGCACCAGGACCAGGTCATGGAAGATCCTACAAGCTTTTTGAAGAAGAATGGTCAGTTGTTTGCTCACACATTGAAGAATTACTTGATGGTGAAGTTTCACTAATTAATCCAAATAAGTAACAAAAACAGTTGACAACGGCTGTTCTATTCCTGTATAATAATATATAGGTATAAAAAAGACAAATTGGACAAATGCTACACTTATATGAAAACGGAGTAGAAATTCTAAGGAATAGAATTCCTAAGAATAAACTTGATTTATACTGGAACAATTATAGTTTAATTGTTTGGGAGAAAAATAATAGCGGATATTTTGACACCAAAGGTATTTATAAAAATAATTCCTGGGGAATCGCAAATGAGTTTCCAGTCAATTCAAAAGGGGCTTGGACTCTTCCGCTAAAGTATGTCAAATATTTTAAATGAATTAGATTCAGACGAGCAATCAATAAGATGGTGGCATTTAGCTGCATGCAATGGCATGGAGACTAATCTATTTTTTGATCAGTACGAGTCTGATGTTAATATGGCTAAGGCTATAGACCAATGTTGTTTATCATGCCCAGTAATGTTAATGTGCCGCGACGCTGGAATTAAAAATAATGAGTACGGAGTTTGGGGTGGTGTATTTTTGTCATCTGGCTTAATGGATAAAATGAAGAATGCACACAAAACAAAAGAAGTATGGAAACAGATAAAGGCAAAACAAAATGTCTAATGTTTATGACAACAATCATTTTAAATATGGAATAAACCAGTGGACTGGTGAACCAAATAAGCCAGTTTTTTATAACGCAGAAATGAAAAAAAAGCTATGGGAATTAAATAAACCAATGTTTTTACTTATGGATGTTGTTCAGTACCCAGATTTTTTAGCATTAAGATTGTATGAAGATAACTTCATTCAGTTTGACGGAATAGAAAAAGAAAAAGTAATTGATTACGTTTCAAGAGCAAAGAAGCTACTGGAATCTTACGGGGTTAGAGTAGAATTAGAAGGAAGGCCAATGGCGTGAGTGAACTAAAATCAGAACATCTTTCAGTTGTGGACAATTTTTTGAAAGAAAATTCAAATGGTAGCACACACTACATGCTAACTATTGCAAGAGATGGAGAAAGCCCAGCTAGATCAATTTATCATTACAACGGCCCAATTGATGTAACCGAAGCTTATAATAAATACACAGACTGGGGATTTGCAAAAGAATATCTAACTGTAACAATGTATGGCCCAGGTGGACAACTTGCACAAAAGGTACTTCGTAGGTCATCTGGCGGAACCCAAGGAGACTGCACCTTTGTAAGAGAAGACTACATAAAGGCAGAAGGTATCATATTAAAATATAAAGGTGATATGCAAGAGGACAAATATAAGAGCCTAGTAAAAGATTTTGCTGGGCTATTTTCAAGAGACAACATCAGATTTGATGTAAGTCGTTTTTTTAAAGAAACAGAATGTGAAGAGGTTTTTGAATGAGTGAAAAGATATTTTGTTATTCATGTAACAAAACAAAGAATAAGCTGAACCTAAAAAAATCATCATTATTGACAATTAATTTGTTCTTATGTCAGACATGTATAGACAACAAGTTTGAGCCTAGATGGGTAGTATTAATTGCTGGCAGACAAAATGGACATGAGCATGTTAAAGATTTTATACAGAAAAAAAGATATATCGGTACAGAAATTGCAGCATCTGAGCTATTAGTTTAAATTAAATATACTGTATAATACAGTATATAATGGAAATATCATATATCACCATAGTGGTTTCAATATTAGCAGCAAGCTTGAGTGGTTTTGGTACCGCCATCGTTGCTGGTATTAGAGACGGCAAAAAAGAAAAAAATAGGCGGGAAGAGAAAGAAAAAGACCAGCTCAGATTAGATATGAAAGATCTTAAGATTGAATTATATCAATTAGAGAAAGAGTTAACTGAGTGGAAAGATAAATATTATAGGGCAATACAGGATTTAATTGAAATGAAGTCTGAATTAGATAATGTAATTAATCAATTAAATCACTTGGAATATCATGAGATCCTGGACACAGAATAATTAAAATAGTACAATAAAGGCATGACTTGTATTGTTGCAATTGCCCAGGGTGGTGTCGTTTATATGGCATCAGACCATGCTGCCTCTGACGAAAAAAGTGGTTGGATCCTGGCAAGAAAAGAACCAAAGTGTTTTAAAGTTGGTCAGTATGCTATTGCATTTACAGATTCATTTCGCATGGGGCAAATTCTTCAGTACATGTGGACTCCACCAAAATACACACCAACAAAAACTAATTCTGGATTAGATAAGTTTATGAGAACTAAGTTTGTTGATTCAGTCAAGGCTGCATTTAAAGAGCATGGATATGGAAGCATCGGATCCGCCTCTGAGGAAGATACTGGCGGAATTTTTATAGTTGGAGTATGTGGTAGACTCTTTACCATAGATGAAGACTTTCATGTTGGAGAAAATATAGTTAATTATATGGCGGAAGGAAGCGGCGGATCAATAGCGCTTGGAGCCCTTCATGCAACAAAGAAACAACAAAACCCAAGACTAAGGCTTAAAGCAGCATTAGAAGCAGCAACTGAGTTTAACATGAGCGTGTCTGCTCCCTATACATATATTCAAGTTTAGTGTATACTTAGACAATGGACATCAACGACTTAAGACCAGACTATTCTCACTCAATGGACGTAAGAGGTGTACCAACACATGTGTGTCCATGCGGTTGTGAAATATGGAACCTTAAAGTTCTTTTTGAGGATTGTGAAATTGCAACGTACTTTTTAGACATGGAGTGTGCTAATTGTGGCACACTAGCAACGGCGCCAACGCCACTGGATAGAGAAGAATAAATATGAGATCGCAAAGAAGAATTGATATGCTAGAGCTTGAACTATATAAGCTTAGAATTGAATTAGATATAATGCATGAGATTATGAGCAACATTATTAATACTCAGCAACAGGCGTCAGAAGCAAGAAATATGGATTCTGGTAAATGGTATCCACGCAAGCCCCCAACACAAAACTAATAATCTATTGACAACCATCGCTGAATTTAGTAGAATTAGCTTTATGAAAAAACTAATAACTATGGCAATTATTGCCAGCACACTCGCTATCACCACAATGCCTGCACAGGCAAACCTAAAGCCAAAAACAGTTGTCCCAACATTGGCTATTTTAGACACAGCGCTAGACACATCAATCCCATCAATTAAGTCAAGACTAGTTGCTGAGGTATGCATTTTAGATTGGCCATCATGTCCAAATAAAACTAAATTTATGGAGGGCGCAGGAGCATCAGTTCTTCCAATTAGTATGTTATCAACAAATAATTTTAACCATGGAACACAAATGGCTTCTGCAGCAATTGCATCTAACCCAAATATTAATATTGTATTTATTAGAATTGTTGGTAACACAACAAAAGGCGGACAGCAAACTTATGGTCTAAACACTCTTGTAAATGCTTTAACATGGGTTAATAATAACAAAGCTAAGTACAATATTGTAGCAGTTGCATCATCTCATGCTACTAATGCTCCAGTTATTAAGCGCAGTGCAACATCTGCTTATTGTTTACCAACAGCAGTTGATACAGTAGTTTCTAATTTAAATAACTCTGGTGTACCAGTATTTTTCCCTTCTGGAAATAGTGCTGGAAATCCAAGTATGAAGGGCAAGATCGAGTGGCCAGCATGTATTAGCCAGTCAATTGCAGTTGGTGGAGTTGAAACTCTAAATCTAGATAAGCCTCAAGTTTCTTTAACAAGTAACTATGATGTAAACCTTGTAGATCTATGGGGTGAAATCCAGCAGCCAACTATTTATCCTGGAAATGTTAACGGGTATTCTTATGGAACATCTGTTTCCGTTCAGGTAATTGCTGCAAAGTACGTACACCTTAAGACTACAAAGCCTACATTAACATCAGCACAGCTGATTTCATTAATGAAGACTGCCTCTGATCCAGTAGAAAACTCTTATGGACAAAATGTTTATCTGTTTAAGTTGAGTAAAGTAATCAATGGATAGTAAGTTAACTATCCTTGAAGAAATAATCAAGGACATTGGTGAGGAGTTGTACCAGAAATGGTACAACGCCCTTGCCATTGAAGATAGAACAGAAGAAGCATCAAAAGCAATGTCTGCAAATGCTGGTGAGACAGCATTATGGGTTATTCAAACATTTATGAATAAGTTTAATAATGCAGCGGATGAACTAAAAGGAGAGTAAGTTGATAGTTACAGATGAAAGCTTTGATAGAGTATTAGATTCTCACAATCTAGTCCTTATTGATTTTTGGGCTCCATGGTGCGGACCATGCTTAAAGGTGTCTCCAATACTAGATGAGATATCTAATGAGCGTGGATTATGGGTCGGCAAACTAAATGTTGATGAGAATCCTATCAAATCAGCAGAATACTCTGTAACTTCTATCCCTTATATGGTACTATTTAAGTCNGGGAAGCCAGTAAAAACTATTACTGGTGCAAAACCTAAGCATGTAATGCTAGAAGAGTTTTCANAATGGATCTAGAAAATATAGATGAAGACCATTTAGAGTTTGAAATATGGCTCAAAAATGGTTATGACAGGGGTTGGGTGTCTGATGTATTTTGCGATACGCATGACGGTCCCCCTCTGACAGATGAAGAAATGCAAGAATGGGAAGAAGGAGGAGATCCCTGCTCTTTCCATGTAAAAGTAAATGCACTACACTAAATTTCTGTAATCGCAAAGATGACAGAGGAAATAAGGAGAATAAATTAAATGAACTCATTTAAGAAAATCGCACTAGCCATGGTTGCAGCCATGACTTTGGGCACAATGGTAGCAACACCTGCAAGTGCTGCTGTAATGACAGTCGCTGTATCGCTTGACACTGTAGCAAACACTACGGCATCAGCAATTGCAACGCCTGCCTCATTGCCAGTACCTGCAGACAACTCAGTTGATGCAGCTGACGCACTAAAGTTTATTGCAACAGTTGATGTTGGAACAAGTGTTTCAGTCGTAGCAACAAACGCAACAATCGTGTCTGCACTACACACAACTGCTGCACCAGTAGGAGCAACATCAGGATCATCATCCTTGACAATTGCAACTGGTACAGGAACAACAGCAACATTTTATGTCTACACAAAGACAACAGCAATTGGTACAGTTGTAATCACAAATCAGGGTACAACTCTTACCTACTACGTACAGGGAACTGCTGGTAAGATTAATACTCTTACAGTATCTGCCCCTACCGCTGGTGCTGCTGGCACAAAGCAAGACATCTCAGTAACTGCAACAGACACATTTGGAAACAAGGTATCTGCTAAATCAATTACTGCAACTGTATTTGCTTCAACAGCAGTTATGGACACAGCAACAGTAACAACTGGTGCTACACTTTCAGATTTTGGAGTTGCAAAGTTTGTTGCAACACTTCCAGCAACTGGAACACGCTCACTAATCACATTTTCACCTACAACATCATCAGATGCAACAACTGTAGATGTAGTTGGTCTTCCTGCTCGTGCACTAGCACCATTTGCAGAAATTACAGTTCGTGATCTAGTTTCAGAACTTGCAGCACAAACTGCTGCTAAAGATGCAGCACTTGCTGCTAAGGCAATTTCAGATGCTGCAGTCGTAAAGGCTGCTTCAGATGCTGTTGCTGCTAAGGCTGCTTCAGATGCTGCTCTCGCAGCAGAGAAGGCTGCTTCTGCAACTGCACTTGCTGCCGAGAAGGCTGCTTCTGCTAAGGCACTTGCTGATGCAAAGACTGCTTCAGATGCAGTTGTCCTTGCTAAGGATGCAACTATCGCTAAGTTAACAGCAGATAATGCTGCTGCACTTAAGTCAATCAAGGATGCTTTCAATTCACTTGCAAAGAAGTGGAATGCAAAGAATCCAAAGGCAAAGGTTACTTACGTTAAGTAATTAGTTTATTAATGGGGCAGGTGCACGTGCCTGCCCCATTATTAATATTATGATAAAATAGATATTATGGAATGGGATCATTTTCACGTAATTAAAAAAAAGATTTTAAGAGAATTGATAAACGATATGGAAAATTTAGAATTTCCACCAGACTGGAGACCTAAAGACGTTTTAGCTCTCGTAATTAAAAAAATAAAAGAAAAAGAGGAATCATGTTAAAGAATTTAAAAAATTGGTTAGGGTTCAACTCGGTTGAATCTCAAGTTGAAGCAATGCTAGAAGAGATTAAAACTTCAGCTAAGAAGGCACCAGCGAAGAAGGTTGCTAAGAAGGCACCAGCGAAGAAGGTTGCTAAGAAGGCACCAGCGAAGAAGGTTGCTAAGAAGGCACCAGCGAAGAAAACTTCTGGCGGTGGCAAAGGGTCTGTAGCTCTATAATGGAATCAAAGAAAAGAAGTTTTTATAAATCAATTACTTGGCCAGCAGTTCATATTGGATTTGTTAGCACACTAGTTTACTTCTTTGAAATGGCTATTACTGGCGAAGCCCACTGGGAGTACGCTGGCACATTTGCAATTATTTACACTGCATGCGAAATGATAGGGTTTTTTCTACATGAAAGAGCATGGTCAAAATTTGGCGGGAAATTAAAGTAGTGGCAAAAAGAAAATCAACTGCGTTTAATGACACTCAGATCAAAGATGGAAGAATTGTCAGATTAAGAAAAGATGGCAGAATCAAGGCAGACCTTGGCCCATATACTCCAAAGAAAGCGAGTATTAAAAAAATACCCAATGTTTAGTGGATTTTGTGAAATAAAAAACTGTAATAATGTAGCGACTAGGCTGTCTTCTAAGCCAGAGGGCGGAATAATAGACATTTGCGATGATTGCTGGCATGAGCAATACAAGTCCTAATCAACTAAATGCTATAATAGTTCTATAAGCGGAATACTAGTCCCGCTTAAATAAATAACCTATAGGAGTAATACCATGTCAGACGGAAAAGATTTAAAAGGATTTAACGAAACAGGCGAGCAGTCAGGATCAAACGATCTAAACCTACACCTGTCAGATGCACCTGCTGCAGCATTCCCATCAACGGATATGTCAAACCAGGCACAAGCACAAGGCCCAAAGTAATATGTGCGTTGAGTGTGGATGCCAAAGTGTTGGCAGTGAGACTGGCATAGTTCCAGTTTCAATCATAGACAAAACATCTCAGGGAAACTCTGGAGTTACTCTAAGCATGACCTCAACTCCAGAACAAAGAGAAAGGTTTATCAACGAATAATGTGTAAAGATTGCGGATGCGGAAAAGACGAGCAAATTCAAAATGAATCAGCTCCAACTCCAGCAAGTAATAATGTTGTAACTATATCACAAATAAAGGGTGCCTAGTGTCAGAAAACGTTGTAAACTCTAACGATACGCCAAAAAGAAATCCTTCTCAGGGTAAATTTAAATCAGGCATACAAGAAAAAAGACCACCAATGAAAATTGATGTTAATAAGCATGGAATTAGAAGAGAAACACCAGCTGTTCCTCAAGCACCTAAAAAATTTGGTAGAAAGAAGGTTTAGTCATGGAAGCATTATCACAGCAATCAAGTCAGCTTGCAGGTAAACTCTTAGGCGGAGGAGGTACTGGGATTTGGCAATATGATAACTTTCTTTCTAAAGAAGAGTGTGAAGAGTTAATTAAATTCTTTAACGCAAACGAAGAGGAGTGGAGATTCATTTGTTTTTATGGATCATACGGAATGCATGTTGTTTCTCCATTTACTAAGGAGCATGGAACTTCTATAACTGAAGAGTATATGGCTAACCTAAGAGAAAGAATGATTCAATATTGTTCTGACGCTGCTGGTAGACCAATGAAAATTAACAGCATGCATGCACAAAAGTGGGAGCTTGGTGCTTACGCTAACGATCACTCAGACAACACAGACCTTGATGGCGAAGATATGGGCTGGGCAGACAACAAGCAGTACTCTGGCATATACCTAAACAGCCAGCCAGATTACGAAGGTGGGGTTTTAAAATTTAGAGACCACGGCTTAGATGTTGTTCCACCTGCTGGATCTTTCGTATCATTCCCTGGCGGAGTAGAAAACATTCACAGCGTGTCGGAGATTACTGCAGGAACTAGATACACAATAGTAATCTTTTGGGATTATGCGGATGCATGGTACTCAGAAGCACAGCTTCAAGAGTGGGAAAAATTAATTTTTAAAGAAAGAATTCATCAATATCAATTAAAGCAGCAATGGAAGGATAAGGTAGCTCATCCATTACTAGAAAATCCTTACGCTGGAGTAGATAACTCAGAAGAATTACCAGAGGGATTAATGGAAAGCTTGACTTCTGCAGACTTAAAGTGCAATGCTAGAAGAAATCAAGAGGCAGTAATTAAAGCTGGTAAGGTTCCAGCAGGAGTAATTGTTGATCAGATAATTACAGAGGAAGATGTTTGATTTAGAAAAGTCTGTCAAGCACCACGGTACCTTTATTTTCGGTTCTCCAGAAAATTCGGAGGGGATCAATAAAGAAGGCGATGCCTATGATTATTCTTTTATGACAGAAACTGGTAAGGTTTCGTATGTAAAGAGCAATGAAGAGTCGTATCTGGTTACTATAAACAATATCATTTCAGATAAGATTGAAACAAGAGTACTTAGCTTAGATCAACTTACTAAATGGTTTTATGATCTATCTAACCAGTACTTTAAAGAAAACATAGAAGAAATAAAATTGGAGAGCTAAAAATGGAGTTTAATGAAATTGAAGATTCTGTTGGTTCTGATAGAGACAAAAACTTTAAAGAATATTTTATTAAAAATAAAGAAATTCTAGAAGACCGAAAAGTTATAATTGATAAGGAACTATGGTATATACCTAACTTTTTAGAAAAAGAAGAGTTAGAGTATCTTAAGCCATTCTGTGATGAGAAAACTGGCTGGTACTTAACTTCTAGATCTAGTTCTATTAGAAATAAATTTATTGGCGTTAATTACAGAATACATCCAGAAGGCACAATATGCCCAACACGCGGAATAGATCTAAGTAATAGTGCAATATTTCCAGAAGAAACTGATTCAAGATACCACCCAGAGCTATTCTATAAATCTGAAGGAGTATTTGATAGAATGAAAGTTGTGCTTCCAAATAGATTGAACGAAGATACAACTCTACAATCTTTTTGGCCTCTAGATGATTCTGATCATAGCGGTGCATATCAGTGGCATTGGGAAAAGAGCATGGCCGCAGAGCTTGGTGATCCAGACTTTAATGATTTTGGAATGACTGCAGCTTGGTCTATTTATCTAAATGATGATTTTGAAGATGGCCAGCTTGAATTTGCTTACAAGGCATATGTTATTAAGCCACAGCCTGGGATGTTAATATCAATACCAATGACAAAAGAATTTACTCACCGTGTAACTCCAGTAAAAAATGGAGAAAGACATACTCTTTATGGTACATGTTTTCAAGATTTAAATGATAGAGATATTTCTAGCGGAGAAACCTGCTAACTATTGACTATCCATATTTATTATAGTATAATTAATATATGAAAACACTTATTATTATTTTTATTTTATCTTTAGCCGTGTGCGGCTATCTTGGATATAGAATCTATCAGGAAATTTCTGCAATTATGGAGGCAAAGAAAATACACGATAAAATGGTTCAGGATAATTTTTGGGCAAGCCAACAGTCTTTTGAGGAGTAAAAATGATCAAGCCCTTCGGTAACCTTCTGTTAGTAAAAGAAGATAAAGTTGAAGATAGGACCACATCATCTGGTATAGTGCTTATGGCCTCACTAAGTGAGTCTAATCTTAGAACTGGTAAGATAGTTGATCTTGGCAATGGCGAGCATAACTATAAAGGTGAGCTTATACCAATTAATGGATTAGATATTGGTGATAGCGTGTATTATAATCAAAACAGTGGAACTGATATTGAAGATGAAGACGGAGAAAAGTATTTGCTTTTGAATACAAAAAGCGTACTAGCAATTAAGGGGTAGAGTTGAGAAAGCTTTTTAATTTTAAAACAATGTCTACTGCAGTTGTTCTTCAGGTTAAAACCAAATCCCCAGAAAAATGGCTTCTTATAGACAGAGAAACTGGTCAAGTTTATCAAGGAAACGAAAGCGGGCATTGGGATAGATTAGATCCAGTTATAAAATATACTGATGATTCTACTATATTGTAACTAATTTAGCGAAAAAAGTGCGGCGGAAAATAGAAGGCTATTGACAGTACCTGTCATATATTATATAATTAACTATAATGATAAATAAAATGATATGTAAAATTAAAGGACACACCCTTGTAGCAGCAGGCACATGCCCATATACTGGATCAACATATCAATATTGTGAAAGATGTAAGGCCATGATTCCAATTCAGGTGGCAGTATGAAAGAGCCTAAGATTATGAAGATGGACTGGCGTCCTTTAGGATATTGGCCAGTTTATAAAGATGGAAAACTTACATGGGAAAAGGATCCAAAAGATGATTGAATGGTTATCAAGACGTATATTTAGCTGGACAGCACTTAGAGAGTATATCTTTGAAGAGGTTCACCTGTATGATCATTTAGATACAATTATTAATGATCCAGAAGGAATGAAGATTGCATCATCTAGCTGGATGGAAGGCGACATGTGGTATGGCTGGAACTATGATAGTAACGCCAAGCGTTACTACTTCGATGACATAGGCAATAAATCCCTTATTGGTTTATGGGAAGATCAATGGTTAAGTAAGGCTGAGGGTCCGATTCCTTCACCTGGAGCTTAATGCCTAAACATTGGGAGGATAAATCTCAATGGATCACACATTGCCCTATATGCTTTTGTGCAGTTACACATCAACTATATGACTTCCATATGCAATATCATGAAAACTTAATTTCAGTTAACCAAACTGACACAACTGATGGTATAATAGATATCTAACGATAAGGATATAATATGTGGTGGTATTCATGGATGCTAGCTATAATTGGCGTAGCTGGAATATATTTTGTCGGCAGAAAAGATAAATGGGGATGGTTTGTATTACTGTTTAATGAATGTCTGTGGATAACATATGCAATCATAACCAAAGAGTATGGATTCATATTCTCAGCCATTGCATATGCTGCAGTTTATATTAGATCTTATATACACTGGTCTAAAGAGCCAGTAAACAAAATACATTTGTAGGGGGAACAGATGGCATATTCTAGATTTACAGATAGTGATATATACATATACTCACATGTGGGTGGATGGATTGAGTGTGCAGCATGTTGGCTAAATGAAGGTTCAGATGAATATTCCTTATTTTCAATGTCAGAAGAGATTAAAGATGATGGACATTTAATAGCACACATTAGAGAGCATATTAAGGCAGGTCACGATATGCCAGAGGGGCTCCTAGAGGAGATCCTTGCAGATGATAAAAGATATGGTAAAATATAACTATGGATAATATTGAAAAAAAGTATGAAGACTGCGGATGCGAGACATGCAAGAAATTAGACGTGTCTTGTGACAAATGCCCTGATTGTTCAAAGGGTGAAATGGACAAGGCTGAAGAGCTTTCAGATGAAGATATCTCAAAGAATTACGAGTCAGAGAACCCAGATGAAGACAAATGGGATAACATTGAAAAGGCTTGCTGGAGCGGATACAAGCAGGTTGGTATGAAAGATAAGGGCGGAAAGAAAGTCCCTAACTGCGTACCTGTAAAGAAGTCTCTATTTGGCACAGAAGGACCCCAGAGCCTCATACCAAGGAACAAGTAATATGGGGATACTAGATAACCTTGAAGCATATCTAGAAAAGGCGGACAAGACAGAATCATGTCATTTCTGTCAAGGTAAAGCTAAATATAATGATGTAGTTGAATTAGATCAATCTACATATGATGTAGTAGGCGTATGTGAAAGACATTCATTTAAAGGATTAAGTTCATAAACGAAACAATTTACGTATCTATAGCAGCCTGCAAGGAAGAGTTTTTAGTTCAAACAATCAAAAGTGCACTGGCTAACGCAGATAATCCAGATCTATTGTATTTTGGAATAGCCAATACGGTTATAGAGGAAAAAGACTTTTTATCAGATTCAATATTTAGCCATCCTAGATTAAACTACATAGATATAAAGTCTAAACAGGCATTAGGCACTGGTAAAAGCAGAATGATGGCCTCTATGTTAAATGAAAGAGATCATAAATACTTACTTCAGATTGATGCCCATAATATTTTTGAAAGAGGCTGGGACAATATACTAAAGCAATACTATAACGATCTGTTAAAGATTTGTGATAAGCCTATCATATCTACAAATCCTGTTAGATGGATAGATGGACCAAACAAAGAAGTATTTTTGCATGAATATTACGGCATAGAGGTAGATCCATTAGATTTTAAGACTGAAGAAAACTTTGCGTCTTTAGGAATAAAAACTGTTACTGTTAATGTTCCTAATTCTGATACGGAAATAATGGATTATGCTTTTATTGACGGAATTGATATTAAGTGGGAAGATGAACAAAAATTTGCTGAGCATGGTTTCATACATGCTGCATTTATGTTTACAGACTTTAAGTTTATTCGTGAAATAATGCATGACCCATCAAACCCATGGGATGGAGACCAGATTAATATATCTTTTAGGGCGGGTACCAGAGGGTACAGAATGTTTACAATTAAGAAATGCATAATTTGGTCTAAGGGTAAGTTTAGCAATGGTAAGCTTTTATCTGACGATGACTGGAGATACCATTGTGGTCGAATTCAAGAATTTGACATTGTTAATTGTAAACTTCACCAATCTGCAATATTTTCTGGGGAGTACCTGGGATATTGGGGAGCACCAGATAAGGAGTCAATTGCTCAGTATTATGATAAGATAGGTATAGACCTATCTAAGAATTTTAAATTAGATCTTGAAAAGATTACATTTCCAAATAGTTAAGGTAATATACGCCGAAAGTGAAGTCGAAAAGTAGAGACCCCCTTGTCAGTACCTGACATAAATGCTATAATAAATACATGTTACAGAGCTTAGAGATACCTGATCCATTTGCTGTATTTGTGGCACACAAGTATGCCAATTTTAAGGGAGCTAAATACGACTTCTTTAGCGGTGAATGGGACATGGCATGCGGTGCATGCAAAGAGCCATTAAACGCTCCAACTAAGAAGATATTGACTAAGATCAGGCTATATCATACTCGTAATGAATGTCTTGGGGGATACTGATGAGCGATGGCATATGCACTAAATATGGGCATGACTTTCAACTAGACCTTGATGGTCAAGTAACATGTACTAATTGTGGGGCTATGGATGATGATATGCTACCTAGACGAACATACAGCGATATTGATCCTGACAGATCAATGCGTCTTAAATTAGTTATAGAAGAGATGCTTAAAGATATTGATATGAGCGGTGAAGAGTGGAATGATCGTGATAAAAACGGGATTCCATATTGGGAAAAAGGCGGGGAGGCCTAAAAATGATAACAATACTAGCTATACTAATCACATGGTATGCAACTAAACTATACTATACAAGGTCATTTACCTTTGATATAGAAGAATCTAATCTAATTAAGGCCACATGCCATAAATGTGCTCGAACAGGATATGTTCACCCAGATAATATTCGTGCTCCATATTACTGCATCTCCTGTAAATAATGGATAAATTCGAATCATCCTATAGTAAGTTTATTAAGGAATATGAGCCATATAAGGTAGCATGTACTCAATGTAAGCAACTATATATCAAGCAAGATGATGACCCATTTATATGCCTTACATGCTCAGCAAGATAGCTGTAGAAATTTAAGCAATTGGGTCCTTACCCATTATATCCCCCCTCCCTTTATCTCCCTTGTATCAGCCTCCTAGAGGCTTATTTAGTGGAGTATTGTGGAGTAAAGTGGAGAATCATACTATCAATTTAGATCCAAATACTATCATTATATCTATCTAAACATATGTATGTAATTGAGCATATCATATGATGGGACGTAATGTCAATAGGGCCTATATAAAGCATATTGGCCAATATTTGTCAATAGCTTTCATATAAAATTCCAGGAAATTTTTTTATTTGGTCGTAAAGAGCAATTTTGGCCCATATATATGGCAAAAAATTCTGTCAGATTTAGCATAATATATATAACATTCTGTTATATTCTATGCACATTCTGACAGATTATATTAGATTTATTATACATTTCCAGGGGTTTTTTATATGTGATCGTAAAGAAGAAATTTGGCCCATAAGATGGGCATAAAAAATGGGACATATAGCTAATTAAAGCCATATGCCCCATAGGGGAAGTTATCTTAGAATGAATCTAAGTCCATTATATATTTAGGGTCTCTTACTCTTGTTTCTTTCAAGGAGTCTATTGTTAGGTTTCTATCCACCGCTCCATATTTTGCTTCCAGCATGTCATTGAGCGCATCTGCTAAAAGCAATCCTTCGGATGTAAATCCTTTATCCCATTCTGACTTTAATCTAAGGGAATTGTATTGAATGATGTATCTAACTAGTTCCATTAGCCTGTCTTGGGTGTATAAGGTATGTTCAGTTGTTAATACGTTTGCCATTACGGCAGGTGAGAAGTTAGCATTGTTTAGATAGTCTGTTAGTTTTTCTGCTGCTTTGAATTCGTTCGCTTTAGCCATTGAGTTCCGCCTTTCGTTTCGATTATACCATTGACCACTGACATTTGTAAATGAAGCGAGGACCCTCCCCTTTCCCGTTTCCCACAGAGAGGAGGATCCCCACACTTAGTTTGTTACTTGACGTTCTTTGTGTCTGAGAAGACTACGCCGTCCTTGGCTGCCTTGCTGATAGCTCCTAGAGCTGCAGCTGAAAAGCGACCACGCTTGCCCACAGAAATTCCCTGGGTCTTGAGGTACTCACGAGTTGTTGTTGGTGTTGTCATTTGTTTGATCCTTTCTAGATCTTTGTTATATATATTATATCCCATTTCCAGGGAATTGTAAATAGGGTACGTAAAGCAAAATTTTTGCCCGTGCCCTTAGATTATGACCGTTATGTCCGAATTGTCCATAACGGCCCAACCTATCTTTATTTAGTTATTATTCTATTTCTTCGATGTTATATGGTTCTATCATATTGCCTTTGTTGCGAGCAGGAAGTTTCTTCCAGTCTTTTTTAGGNGTTGCCTCCGCAGCATACCAAGCCTCNTCACGATTCTCTGCAGTTACTACAAGGTAGTACTCCTGAACTACGTCTCCATAGACTTTATATTCCTGACTCATAGTTCTGCCTGCTCTATCTTATCTTTAATTAACTTAGCAATGATGTTGTGTGCCTCGATGTTTTCTGTTTCGGACCCACCCCACAAAAGCTTTTGGGCTGTACTAAGTTGATCGTTTAGATACTTGTCACTCATCTTCATCTTCGTCCTCCTCTTCTTCTTCATCAGGGTCTACGATGTAATCCCTGCTCATCATCCAATCTAAAACTTCTTCTTGATGTTGTTCGGCGCCCCATTCCAAGGAGAAGCCCATTCCAGCCTCTACAGCCTCACACAGGTGGTCCCACATCTCGTCTTGGGTTGCCTTGGCAACATAGGTGTCATCCTCTAGTATATTATTAATTGTCGACCATGTCCATAGCCAAACTAATGATAGACCTAAGTCTGTGTCATCTAGAATTTCTAAACACTTGTTTAGTTTATCTTTATCTTCAGGCTTCATTACGTACTCCAATCGCAAATGATAGTTGGTATGTTAGGTTATATATATCTACTAATGTATCAAGGGCACCTTCACATCTTGTGCGCTCCATAGAATCCATTGCTTCTTCTGATTCTTCTTCTGTCTCAATAGCGCTAGCCAATTCCTTTTCTGCAATTAGCATAAGGTTTTTTAGTTCCCCGTGCATTATATCTAATCCACTAATACCGTAATTAACCAAACGTTGTAAATGGGGCGGGAGCCCAATNTCTTCTGCATTCATTAGTAACCCTTTCCTTGGATATTATCATTCATTATATCAGTAGCCACTGACAACAAATGCCTGGTTGCATGTATTTGTCCTGGTATATCAATTACATTGATAGATTCAGGATTACTTTCTAAATCNTGTTCTAAACTAATTAGATGTATCTTCATATACTCTAGGAANTNAGATGACTTAGTCATGAATATCCTTCTTTCCCGTTTCCCTATTATAAATAGCCATAACTCCGCAGGCACAATAAAAGTATCCTGGAACATCATCGCATTCCCAATAATGATTATGCATTATCAAAATACCCCTCTGCCCAAAGCCCATCAAGAAAATCCTTTGCCATTAACAAATCATTAACTAAGAGTTCCCTGTCTACATATGTAGCGGTGGAATTAATAATATAAAAAAGCTTGGCGTCATGTATAGCATTAGTCATTCGATCTAAATTATCCTTAGTATAACCTAACATTATTCTTCCTCACATTCTAAATAGTATTGGTCGCCTGGATTTAAATCATAGAATAGATTAAATCTACCCTTTAAGTAATTGTTATCTGCCATTTCTGCAAATCTATAATCTGCAAACATTTGGCCTTCATCTAAATTAGAGTTGACCCAATCTTCGACAAGCATTTCTCCTATTTCAGAATATGTTGCGTCTATTACCATTTGGTTTTCATTCTCTAGAAAACT